ATTTAGTTCTAGTACAACAATTTGAAGATTTACCAGAATACGCAAGACAATACATTACAATGAAAGCGGCAAGAAGATTTGCGGCTAGATTTATTGGTGATAGTGAGATTACACAATTAATTGGTCAAGATGAAAATGAAGCATTAATGGCATTTCATCAAGCTGATAGCCAAGAAGCTGATGTCAATATTCTTGAAGGGGACAGCAATACATTTTCTATTATTCATAGAACTACTAGAAGGACTTATTAAAAATGGGAAGTGTTGTTTCACAATCTATTCCTAACTTCTTAAATGGCATGTCTCAACAGACACCAACACAAAGAGGTATTAATCAAGGAGAAGACCAGATAAATTTACAAAACGGATTAGTAGATGGTTTATCAAAAAGACCTCCTTTAGATTTTGTAGCAACATTAGACAACAATAATATTTATTCTAACAAAACAAAATTTTGGCAAATACAAAGAGATGCTGACAATCAATATATCGTGGCATTATATAATGGTGGGGTAAAAGTATTTGGTTTAGATGGTACAGAAAAAACAGTTACAGTAGCAAGTGGGTCAGGTTATTTAACTTCTACAAACCCTAGAGAAAATTTTAAATTAGTTAACATAGCAGATTATACATTTGTAGCTAACACAGGAACTACAGTTGCGGCTGATAGCACAACGTCTGCGGCTAAAGTAGAAGAGTTTTTAATTGTTTGTAAATTAACAAACTACGGTAGAGAATATAAAGTTGCCTTGAAACACCCATCAATGGCACAAGAACTAGAAGTAGTTTTTCAATTACCTTCAGGTAATGATGCGTCCACCGATAGTAAATTTAGAGATACAAATAAAATAACAGATATACTTTTATATGGTACATCAAGTACACATTGGGACAGTGCCGCAAATGGTATTGGATTTAATGTTAGAAGAACAGATACGAATGCGTCTGTATCTACAACACAAGGTTTAGCAAATTATTCTGGGTTTACGTCATATTTTACTTTTGAAGCATACGACAGTGTAATCTATGGAAAACCTACCGACCAAAACGCTAACTATGAAATAACTACTTCAGATGGTTCTGGTAACACAGCCATGTATTCTATAAGAGATGAAATTCAAGATTTTAGTAAATTACCTTTTTACGGAAAAGAAGGAGTAATAATAAAAATTACTGGAGAAGAAGGTGATACACTTTCAGATTACTATGTAAAGTTTTCAGGAAAGTCTGGTGTATGGAATGAAACTATTGCACCTGCTACTTCTATTGGTTTAGATAATTCTACAATGCCACACGCATTAATTAATAACAATGATGGAACTTTTACATTTCAAGAATTAGATTGGACAGATAGAGTATGCGGAGACGCTGATACAAACCCTGACCCAACTTTTGTTGGTAAAAAAGTAAATAACTTAACTTATTATAAAAATAGATTAGGAATATTATCAGGAGAAAATTTAGTATTAACAGAAAATGCTTCTTTCTTTAATTATTTTGCTACAACATCAACACAAGTTTTAGATACAGACCCCATTGATATTGCGGCTTCAGGTACAGAAGTTAATACACTTAAAAACTCTGTTGGATTTAATGAAAGTTTATTGTTATTTTCTGACACTGCACAATACAAACTAGATAGTTCAGGTGAAACTATTTCACCAACTTCAGCAATACTTAATCAAGTATCTTCATTTGAACATGATGATAAAGTTACACCAGTATCAGCAGGTAAGTTTGCATATTTTGCACAAGCAAGAACAAACAATACTGCAATAAGAGAATATTTTGCAGATGATGATACATTAACAAATGATGGACTAGATATTACGGTGTCAGTAGGAAATTTAATACCTACTAATTGCTATCAAATCATTAGTAACACTACTGAAGACACATTAATATTTTTAACTTCAGATACAGCAGATACTCAAACAGCACCTTATAGTGGCACAGCGTCTACAACATACGCTAACACAATGTATATCTATAAATACTTTTTTGATGGTGGAGAGAAAGTTCAAAACGCATGGTCTAAATGGACATTTGAAGGTGTAAAAATTATTGGTGCTATGTCATTAGAAAGTTTTATTTATGTCTTAGCTTCAGAAGGCACTACAACAAAATTATTAAAAATAGATTTAAGAAATTTAAAAGATACAACAATAGGTCATGGAGTTTACATTGACCTTAAAACTTCTGTTACAGGAACGTATGACAGTGCTACAGATTTAACAACATTTGTATCACCTTATGGTGCAAAAACAGGATTAATTGCAGTAGATAAAACCAACGGTAATAATTACACTGCAACCAACACTTCAGGTTCAACTTATACTATTGCAGGAGACCACACAGCGTTGTTCATAGGAATACCTTATGAAAGTAAGTACACAATGTCTACTCAGTATGTAAGAGAAAATACAGGAAGAGGATTAATAGCAGTCACTTCAGGAAGATACCAAATAAGAAACATATCATTTAATTTTGAAAATAGTGGATATTTTCAAGTTGAGGTTACACCAACTAATAGAAACACATCTACAGCTATTATGAATGGTTATATTATTGGGACATCTACATCTATTGTAGGACAACCTGCTATTGCGACAGGAACTTTAAGAGTGCCTGTTCAATGTAAAAATACAGATTTTACTTTAAATATAAAATCCTCATCTCACTTGCCTATGTATATCGCAGGGGCAGAAGTTGAAGGTTATTATCATAACAGAGCAAGAAGGATTTAATGAAAGAAAATTACGTTAGAAAAGCAGAACTAAAAGATGCGTTAGAGTTAGCACCTAAAATTAGAAAAGGTGACAGACAAGAAATAATGGCTTCCAACGGTGCATCACCTTTAGAAGCTCTTGTCATACCTTTTACTCAAGAGGGAAAAATTTATTCTATTATTGGCACAACATCAGAAGGTGTGATTGGAATGTTTGGTTCTGTACCATCTTCAGAAAAAGGATATGGCGTTGTTTGGTTATTGTCTAGCGAAGACTTATTCAAACACACTAAACAATTTATTAAAGAATGTCCAAAATGGGTAGATGATATGAGTAGAGGTTATGAATACGTTTATAATTTTGTAGATGAAAGAAATTGGAAAAGTTTAAAATGGTTACAATTTTTAGGATTTGAACCAAAAAAGAAAATAGGAGATTTTGGTATTGGTAAAATGCCATTTTTATTAATGATGAAAGAGGTGAATAATTAATGTGTGATATTCAATCGGCACTAGCAGTAGCAGGAACAATTCAGTCTTATAGAGAACAAAAAGCTCAAAATGCCGCTATTCGAAGAGACCAAGAAGCTACAAGAAGAAATGCTGATAAAGGGTATCTTCACGATATGACTAAAATTGATAGAGAAAAAGTCAATGCAGATAGAGAAAAAACTTTAGCTGAAATAAGTTCAAAAAAAGAAAAAGAAGCAGAAATTGCACAATCATTAAATTTAGGATTTGGGAACAGTACAAAAATTGTCCAATCTATAGGAGCATTATTTGATGATGATTGGAACACAATAAACAGAGATTACAGTAAAGATGTAACCACTTTACAAGACCAACAATCGGAAGCCTATGCTAATCAAGTTAAAACTTATAATAGTTTAGCACCTCCGACTGACCCATCAAGAACTGGTCTATTCATACAAGTCGCTAGTCAAGGTTACGAAGGTTATCAAAGAAATCAAACTAACAAAAAGGCTAAGACAGAATAATGGCAATAAAATATAACAGACAAGTCACCAATAAATATTATGGTGCAGGTAATGCAGGATATGTCAGAACAGGCGAAGCATCAGATGGATTAGCAAAAGCGTTAGCTAATTCTGCTAACTCAATAGGTATTGGGGAAAATTTAAGAATTAATAATAAAAAAGATAAAGCTATAGAAAAAATACAAGCATTAGAAGCATCAGGTAAAACTCTTGAAACTATACAAGGAGAAATACTTGCAGGTAAGCACCCAGATTTAACTGGAAAATACATTGATGCTACCACACAGTTTCATAGTGGTAAAATAAAAGCGGCAGAAGTTATTGAACAAATGACTAATGCAATGGAAACAGATTACGATATTACCAAAGACAATCTAAATGATTTTAGTAAAAAGTTTTTACCTGATATGGAAGGACAAGATAGTTCTTTTATGGCAGGGTTTGGCTCATTTTATAATGTTTGGAAAAATAAAGCAGATGTCGCTGATGCTAAAAAAAGAGGAGAACTTGCATCTCAAAAGAAAATTGAAGAAGTTAGAAAAGTTTTATCTGTTATTCCTAATGAAGATTTAGATACAAGATACGTTGCAGAGTGGCAATCTTTTGGAACAGTGCTTCGTACAGGAGATAATACAGCTTTAACTAAATTTTACACTAATGAAGAATTAATGGAAGCTATAAGACAAGACGTAAATTCTATTATTGAAACCGCAGATAGCCTTGAAGATATAGAAAGAGCAGAAAAAATTATGTCTTTAAATTTAGGTAAAGGTACTAATGGTCAAGAGTTAGGTTCTTTAAATAGTAGAAAAAATCAAAAGACAGATGTTTTAAAAGCCGCACTTACTGCAAAGAAAGATGCTGTAATACAAAAGGCTAGAAGAGATGAAGCATATAATACAGCTAAAGCTACACAGAATGTATGGATAAAAGCCTTTACACCTAACGAAGATGGTACACCAAAGTCTACACTTCAAATACAAGATTTATTAAAAGAGATTACGATTGCTAGTAAAGGTGATGTAGCAACTATTGATGCTTTTACTAATTGGTTTAATTCAGACCCTAAAGATAGAATGATTAAAGATTACAGTGGAGTACAAGATTTCTTATTAAGTATTTCTTTAGGTGAATTTGATAGTCATGCAGAAATGATGAAAGAAATGGTAGCACAAAACATTCCACAAGACCAATGGGCTAACGCAAATAGTAGATGGGATAGATACCAAAAATCGTATGATGATGGAGCATTAAAACCTATTTATGATACTGACCATCATTATGTAAATACAAAAAATTCTATTTTAGCAACTGTAGCTGAAAAATATAAAAAAGATAGTGAAGGATTAGGAACTAAAGAAATCGCACAGTCTGATGTTTTAAGATATGTAAATTTTGAAATAGAAGAGCAAGAAATGAGATGGGAGGCAGAAGGTGTTAATGTTACTCCTAAAATGCGAAAAGATTTTATAACTGAGATACAAGATTATGTTGATAAAACTTGGACAGGTGTTGGGGAAGATGCTGACACAGAAGATTATGTAAGACCTGTAAC